AAGCAAAAATCCCACAAGGCATTCAATTACCTGAATCTGATTTCAAAGAACGTCTAAAGGACATTGAAACTGAGTTGGGTGTCACATTAGATGCCCCACAATTGCGTGATTTGCCTCGGTCTGAATTGACCAAACGATTTTCCTCTGGGTTGGGTTTGCTTCGTAAACAAGCAAAATCGTTCCCCGAGTTATTAAAACAAGTTCAATTATTAAAACAGAAACAACAAGATATTAATGAAGCATTGCGTGATAATTATGATGATAGAACTGGATTTATTAAAAACGAGTTAAATAACGAAATTTACAATGAGATGTATAAAGAGACTAGTGATAAATTAAATCAATATGAAGCAGTCTTAAAAGCGCTCGAGGAAGAAGCGTTTTTCATTCCAAAAAAAGAAACCCCTAAAGATACTATTAAATCTTTGGAGGAACAATTAGAAGAAAAGGTTCGTGAAGACCGAAGAGATAGAGAGTTTTTTGAAGACGAAGATAAATATGAAATTGAACGTGCCGATGAAATACCAGAGGGACGAGAAATGAGTGATAATCAAGCAATTGAATCAAAAGAAGAAGCAGAAGATAGAGCGTTAGAAGCAAGTAGAGGAAAAAACCGTATCATATCTCCCTTGGCAGGACCAGTAGAAAGAGATTTTGATATTGAAGAAAAGTCAACACCCCCTGGCGTAAGGGATGTGGTTGCAGGAACAGATTTAACAGCACAAGAATTTGAAGTGCTCAAAAAAAGAGAAAAAAATTTTAAATTAAATACAAAACCTATGCTTGAAAGTCTTTGTTTAAAAGATTACAGAGATGCATTGACAAAGAGTTTTAATTTAAAACCTAGATATACAGAATGGCCAGGGGGAATTGCTGAAGCTCGGGATAAACTTTGGCAAGAATTTTTTAAAGGACAAGCAATAGAAGAAATTAAACGAACAGGCAAAGGTCGGACAGGTAAGGAAAAAGTTCCAAAAAAAGTCCCAAAGACACCGAGGTATAGTGATAATCCGACCTATCGCTCATTCGGTCAGTTAAGACCTTGTTATGATTCTTCTTCATCCTCTTCAAGCGATTCTGAAGGCGACCCGTTAGATTACGACGATGATGATAATGACCCTTATCGTCACTATCAACCAAGACGACGATAAACACTTATCCTAAGGGAACCCCATAACAGCACAAGGTAACTACCTTGCTATATAATTCTTAAAACAAACATTCTTAAAATTATTTTACAAATGTTTGTTTTTTTATATCCGGTATTAAAAAGATGAATCAAGATATACAATTTGGATTAGCGAATGAAAATAGAGTTTTACCAATTATTCAACAACATTTTAACGATGAGACTATTAAAAAAATACCGGAAATCTATTCAAAGATAGATTATATGGGAGAAAACTACGTATTTGAATTGAAAACACGACGAAATAGAATGAATCAATATCCTACTACAATGTTACCGTTACATAAAATACTAAAACCCGAACAATTAGATAATAAAACACAAATATTTTTATTTGATTTTACTGATGGGTTATATTACATTAAATACAATAAAGAACTATTTGATAAGTTTGATGTTAAAATAGGTGGTAGATATGACAGAGGTAGAGTAGAAGAAAATAATTATATATATATACCTATTTCAGAATTATGCAAGATTAACAAGGAAGAATAGAAGAGGCAGAACCCAAGGTTTCGTTGGTCCAGTAAATCTGATAGACGGAGGTATCAGAAGCAGAGGCAGAATACAAAATAGCAGTGCAGGCGGTCGCTGCTGCCGAAGGCAATGTAACTTTTACTTGGCAGTTTTGAAAAGAAGCAACTGTGCCAAGTGTAACCCCTTTGATACCGAGAATTCGAGACACTCCCGAAAAATAACTGGTTAGTGGAAGAGTCAAACTGGGGGACGCACCACTAACCATAGCAGAGAACGTAGCAGCATAAATCGAAGAGGCCTTTGCAATTTCTACGTTTGACATATTATAATTATAGATAACAAAATAATTTTATTTATTTAAATTAATTATTTCATCACGGAATAATAATGCGTCGGACAGGTCTTTAAAAGATTTACAAAATGATTTACTATTTATTCGTAATCTAACTTGATAAGTTCCTGATTTATTAATACTAATATTATGATTTTCTTCGGTGTTTCTTGCTCTATTAAGACTATTCTCACTTCTTGTTCCCCAGCGTAAGTTATCTAAAGAATTATTACCAGGATTTTTATCGATATGGTCAATTTCTCCCTTGCCTTCGGGATTAGGTATAAAAGTAATCGCAAGTAATCTATGTAAACCATAATTTTTTTTATTTAATTTAGTTTTAACATACCCTTTATCTATCCAAGTTTTCATTAGTATTCTTGAATTAATGCTCCATACTCTACCATCTTTGTGAATTACATAATCAGGGATATTAGGAATTGCAACAAAATCTGTTAAATCTGTTACATCAGATTTTTCAGGAAATAAATCCAATAATAAATTACGAACACGTTTTTGATAATGACGATTATCATTTATTAAAGTAACACATTTACGATTTTCTTTCAAAATGTGTTTTGTATCTATTTTTCTGACAATACCAAATTGGTTAATCTCATAATTTTCAAATTCTGGGATTAATTTCCAAATACTTTCTTGTGCCATTTTATTAATCTATCAATTTATTTTCAATCAATTTTATTTATTTTTTTTTCAATCAATTTTTTTATTTTAAATTAATTATTTCATCACGAAATTTTATCGCATCGAGAAAATCTTTAAACGTTTTGGTAATTGTTTTCTTATTTCTTCTTATTTGAACTTTATAACTACCTGATTTATTAATAATAATATTATGATGTTCTGTCTTATAACTTCTATTAAGACTATTCTCACTTCCCGTAACCCAGCGTAAGTTCTCTAAAGAGTTATTTTGTTTATTTCTATCTATATGGTCTATTTCTGGTTTATTCTCTGGATTTGGTATGAAATTTAAACCTAATAATCTATGTAATCTGTATCCTTTTGTATTTAATTCAATTGTAACATAACCCTCCTTATTTATACAAGTTTTCATTATTTTATTATGGCGAATACTCCAAATATCGCCAGATTTATTAATAAGATAATTAGGAATATTGGGTATTTCAATAAAATCAGATAGGTCTTGTTGAAACTCGGGAAATATCTGATGTAATAACTTATGAACTGAAAAGTTATAAGGTTTATTATTATTATTATATAATTTAACACAATTGCCATAAAGAGGTTTAATATGTCCTGTATTTTTATTTCTCACAATACCAAATTGATTGATTTCATAATTTGAAAATTCTGGAATCAATCTCCAAATACTTTCTTGCGCCATTTTATTATTAAATCTATCAATTTATTTTCAATCAATTTTTTTATTTCCTCATATGAGCTTCAAGTCGTCCACCAGCTCTGCCATTACCGAGGCCAAGAGAATCTGCCATCTCAACCGCTTTCTTTGCAAGAGGATGGGCATTTTTAATAAACTCTTTTGCGTGAGGGAGTGCCATCTTAAGCAAAGGATTTGACACTACAGACTTAATCTTGTCTAAGAAAGACCCTCCAACCAATCGTTTGACCATTGCCCCGGACATAGGAGTTTGCGACGAAGCATCAAGAACGTCCTGCTTAGTAAGGATGCCAGTATACGTCGCAGATGTGCCTTTTTCACAAACGAAACATCCACTGTTCATAGTGATAATAACTAATTCTAACCCCAATCCAGAGATACTTGTCGGAGTTTGGTTATAAACTGAAAGATTGACTTGAAGATTGAAGTTTCCTAATGAACCACTGGCATAGAAGTCTTCAGTCAACTGAATATCCTTACCGAACTCTAACACAAGCAATGAACCAGACATAGCTAATGTGCGTCCTGCACCAGAAGCTTGGTCAGGCAAATTCGCAGCTCCAGAAAATTCTAACCACGACTGATTCGAACCATTTTCAACACTGTAGCGCCACAAATCCTGTTGAGTTGCCGAGGCAAGGATACCAGATTGATTATTAAAATTAACACTCACAGCAGAAATACAATAAAAAAAATCAGGGTAATTCGGATTTTGAGAACCCATAGGATATCGTACTTGAAGGATTAGTTTATCCGGTATTTGATTCAACTGAATGTTCGTTGAGCGAACTTGAAACGAATTAGAAGCATTGCTATAAGCTGTAACACCACCCGAAGTAGGAGCAGTGATAGAACTAATGTAACGTGGCAACTCATAAAAGGGCACGACGTTGCGTGACGCCATTAGGTCCGAAGGATGAGGGGTCAAAAAATTAAATACTAATTGACAGTTACTAATAGATTGAACCACTGGAACAGTCGCCGTTACGTAATTATTAGCAGAACGCCACACGCGAGAACCATCACCGATATTAAAAACAAAGTTCAAATTCTGAACACCGTATAGCGCTTGGGCATTACTTTGAGGGTCAGCAAAAATCCAAGGAGATAACAGCAAAGGTTCAGCGACAGTGAATTGAACGTAGAAGTTACCAGTGTAACCAACCGTTAATGGGTCATTGGCAGTCAAAGCACCAGCAGTAAGTGTTTTCGCAACACCATCTAATACCCAAGAACCACGAGGCAATAGGTCATTATCGGCAGCATTATTGAAACCACCCAACATATTAAGGTTAGAACCAATCGTTCCAGAGTAGTCACTGGTTAAATCATAACCAACAGGAGTAGTACCATTATAACGTTGAAGTTCACGAATATCATTCATACGCAACATAGCAGGCAGAACATCACGAATGTTGATTGAAACGCTGTTATTGTTGATAGTAGAAGTTTGGACAGAGCACAATTGATGAAGGGGAAAAGGAGATAAGGCATCAGTAAGACCGTACTGAATAGGAAATTGATTTGCAGGAGTACCAGCAGCAGTCATTTTTAAAATAACAGTAGCACGCCACAAAACGCGACGGTCAATCAGAGTTTGCTCCGAAGGGACTTGGACATTCCAAACAACAGAGGAAGAACTAGCAGTAATAGCATTGTAGGAGGAAGACGTCATATTTTGCTTTATGACATACCAAACTCTCTCCAACATTTACGAAGGAGGTCATTGCTTATTTCCTTGCTTAAGGGAAATCACCCTCTCGGGTGGGAATAGACTATATCTTAAGGTTGCCCCCACTTCCATTTAGTCGTTGGACCTTTTTCCTTATTAGGAAACTTGGCTGCGGATTGTCTCTATTTTTAACCTTATTACTATACCGATTGTAATTAGCAATCGCCACTTTGATATTACTATCAAAGTTTAGTAGTTAAAACCTAGCGAGAGTTTCCCGCAATTTGAAAGTGTCGCAGGATTAATATCCTACTTGCCAATTACTTGCGTAATGACAGAGGCCAAACATTTACCTCCTTTATGAACCGCATAATGAATCTTGTCGGTAACATCCAATCTTTTATCACGAACTAAAACCTTTTCAAAATCGGAAGACATAGTTATATATTCTATAATAATAAAATAAAATTAATCGTATAAATTAATATTATTATAGTTCTTCTTTCTAAACATTATTTTCATACTCGCTGAAGCACCAGCGCCCAATAATAAGGGATGTAACACACCGTAAACGTCCTTCCAAAAGACTGAAACCTCTATGCGACTGATAGGAGAATCACCGTATAAATCTACAAGACGATATTCACCACTTGGAGTATACTGAATATCAGGGAGATAACGGTTAACAGCACTAAGTGGAACTTGAAAATCCGTTATAATAGGAGAAACATTGGCATTGTTACCGTTGCTGTTATTCAATCCAGTTGCTGTTACGATTGAAGGTATACCCACATTTTCTTGAACCACTGGAAGTAAACCGGTCGTGAATACTATGCTTTGGACGGGGTTTAATAAAGAAGCAGTGCTACCTTCTTGATATGCCTGAATTGCATTATATGTTGGAGTTGTTGGGACAACGTAAATGTTACTAAAAGAATTGTTAACCATTGTTAAAAGGAAGTTCTTTCCCAATGAAACATTATACCCGTAGAAGGTAAAAGGAAAATTACTATATAATGAATACAAGGGACTATTAAAATAAATGTTGATAGGATTAGCAAGGGATTGAGCGTATCCCAAAACATCACCATTAATATTCATAATCAAACTGTAAGGGTCAAATTGAACAAATGGAGCATAAGTCGTTGGTAGAGTATCACCTCCTGCAACGACAAGGGCGTTTAAGGCAGTAAACGCTGATTGAAATGCTGTGTTAATCATTTGACACCATTGTTGGTAAGAAAAGATGTAATAATATTGACTTGTAATGGTATTTATATTCAAAGAAGTAGGAGCAGTTTCTGTTAAATCATAATTCACATAGTTGATATACTGTTGATAATTGTATGTCTTGTAATTTAAAGTTATACTATAAGCAGTTTGATTTACATTCACAGACCCTGTTTGGTTTAAATTGAGAGCAGGAATAAAAATCGGTAGATTTCCCGTCTGAACTTGAAATCGAACTACGCTTAGAAAATATTGACTTGGCGTCATAAGTAATGGATTATTACGTGTATCAATATAAGAAAACTCAATAGGTTGTTGTGATGGAGACCCAGTAGAATTATTAATCATCTGAAGGTCATAATAGACGTGCGTTGGTTGGTTCTGATCTAACTTATTTCTTATTTGAATACTCATTTACTATATATACATAAAAAAATAGAACCGTATAATTACTTATTTACTCCAGTTTTTTATTATATATATTAGATGGGTCATTTGAAAGTACATACAGTAATAATTAAAAATACGGTTCCGAAAGGAAAACGATTAAAAATTGCTAAAGATATATTAAAAACAAAAAAACCTGAAGTTGTTGAGAAAGACGAAACAACTCATTATAATCATTTACCTCCTTCCCATTTTAAAAAGTTTAGAAATAAAATTATTAATGATGATATAACGATTACGTTAGGTGAATTAAAAAAGGAACATCTATCTGGTGCTGGTATTTTAGATTTCTTTACAAAGGGAATATCAAATGCTGTTGAGTCTGTAAAAGGATTAGTCAATAATGTTACAAGTAGATTTGGTATTAAGGATGACTATACTAACGCTGTTAAGCAAAAAATATCGCAATATGGGGACCAACCAATACAAAAAATTACAGTATTTAGAGCTCCAATTAGTAGTGCTTTGAATAAAGCACTTGATTTGATTTCTTTGGGAAAGTATTCTGAACTGAAAAAGAAATACGGATACGATACATTTTTTCATCTGGCTATGAGAATTGAAATACCAGGAAAAGAATTATATCTTGAGAAGAATGAGGTAATAGGTCTGACAGAATCGTTTACTATAAGTGAAGGAACACAAACGAAAGAGGTCCCTTTGAAAGGAAAACACTTTACACTCAAACAGATGTTAGATAAGACACAACAAAAAATGGGGAAGAAATTTCATAAATATCAATCGTTTGGGGCAAATTGCCAAAACTTTATAATTAACCTATTAGAATCTGAAAATCTATTAACATCAGAGATTAAAGATTTTATCTTACAAGATGTTTCACAATTAGCAAAAGAATTGCCAACATATTCTAAAAATATTGCGAATACATTAACTGATTTAGGGGCAAGAGTTCATAATATCGTAGGAAATGGTAAAAAAAAAGGTGGTGCTGAAGGTGGGAGAATCAAGAATAATCTCGAAGAAAACTTAATTAATTTAAAACCAAAAATACAACCAGTCCAATCTGTTGGTGGTAACCGAAATTCAGGATATATCAGTGCCTTAATAGGTAGGAAACCTGACTATCCTCACATAGACCTTAAAAAATTAGATAAAGCATCTCATAATTTATTAAAATATAATGCGAACCAATTTTATAAGTGGATTAAAAAACATATGAATCGTCTGAATATTTCACAACGTAATGGTCTTATAGTAGATATTAAACATCTATATGACCTATATCTACAACAACGAGCCGTATGGTTAAAACGTAGAAATAAACAAGTTATTAGTCCAGAAAACGAGTTTGAAAGCGAATTATTTG